TATTGACTCATTTAAAAATATATTATCGGTAACAATATGGTGATTTTTTAATTCATCTATGAGTGATTCAATTTCCATCCATTTTTCATCAATATAATCGACATCTTTTGTTTGTAGTATTTTTTCGGTTCTTAAATAAGTTATTATCCATTTTTGATTTTTAGGACAGTCTTTTAATAGATTATTAAATATTTTTAATATTTGTTGAGTCTCTCGTTCCATATAATCCCCGTCTGGTAATATATTTCCAATTTTTGAGTCGTTATTGCCATAAAAAAATGCAGTAAAATAATCCAAAATGTGAAATCCATCATTCTCAAAACTAATTTCTCTTTTAAAAACAAATTCTATAGGTGTGTTTTTATATTCACAAGTTATTATGCCCTCATCCCCATCAATAAAATATTTTCGATCCGTGGTGTTATGACATAACGTATAAAATATTTGTTTTTGGTATGGGTGATGAATATATATTTTCACTATCTAAATTATTTTTTTTTCGTAATCATTTAAATTTCCCTTTCTCAATTTACCGTTTTCATTGGAATTGTATATATCTTCATAATAGGTAATAGGTATTTTTAATTCATTTGATATGAACGTTAACTCCTCATTCCATTTTATTATGTTACCATATTCTTTATCATAATTGGGAGTTTTTTCCCAAAGATATGGTTGATTGGATTTAAAACTTTTTTCTTTGTGCATTAAATAAGACCAACTCTCTGCACAATCAGTTAAATTTTTTCTTGATAATAAAACAACTTCATCAAAATTTTTTGTTAATTCAATTAACCAATTAATTCTATTTTCTTCATTCACATAATATGGTAAATGAAATATGATAGTTTTAAGAACAATTTTTTTAAAGTCGGTTAATGGTGGTAATCCAACACTTGGGTTAAATGGTTCAAATTCATATTTAAATTTATTATAAGTGGATAGTCTTCTACCTAATTCGGATGATCCTGTTCTCGGTAATGCAATTATTAATATACTCATATAATACTAAATTTTGCTTTCTTTTTAGAAAACCATATTATCAACACATCTCGTTCTCCAGAGGTTATTTTTTTTACTTCGTGAAATTCATAACCACCATTAAACACAACATAATCTCCTTCATTTGTTAATGATACATCTTTATCATTTATAAACATTTCACCACCAGTAAAGTCAGATGATAATAGGATACTAACTGTCTTATGTGTTGTAAATCTATCTTTATGTTTTCTAGCATAATCATTTTCACCATATATTAATCTATGCATTATATATAAATTATCAATAGGTTCTTCAAATTTATTACAAATAAATTCATTTAACTTTTTATTTTCTAAAGTATATACCCAACTATTATTGGGGAAAAGGGAAACTCCCTCATCTTTTTTAAGTTGTGTTGCAAAATATAATTGAGGATGTGATGCTTTTATGTATGCCAAATCCTCTTCATTCATTATTCGAGTGTTATTTAATTCAGATTTTAAAAAAACTAAATCATCGATTGATAGTTTCATATTAGTTTATTTGTATTATTTTTAAATTCTATAATTGGTTCATCCACATTTAAAAATTTATGTAATTTAAGATAAAAATCATAACAACCTCTTGTACCTGGATGCCAATCTATTACGTCTCCACCCTCATCCGCAATAGAAGTTACTTTTATTAATTCAACAAACTCTTTTGTTTTTTCATAAAAATCATCATTCCACGTCACAAAGATTGGTTCATAATTTTTATAAAAATGTTTTAATTTTTTAATAAATAAAATTTCCGCATCTCTATCTCCATTATACCAACTTTCAGTTTCTTTGACTCTTAAATCTAATAGTTTTTTCGCAAACGATTTATCACTATACCATTCCCAATTTAAATATTTTAAGTTGTGATTTGTATCTCTTTCTCCAAAATATCTTCGTGGGAATCTACCCGGTGCAGTAAAGACTATGACTATTCTATCACCTTCTACATAATTTGGTATATTTCCCGTTTGGTATAATATGGAATTATTATCGGAACCAAATTTTCCCAATTTAATAACATTATAATGGTTAGATAAATAATCCGTCCAATGTATTTCGGGTAAATCCCAATCTACGAAACTATCACCGCAAACGTATATATTATTTTTTTTAGTTAACATTATATAACAGTTTTATTAGATTTTAATTTAGGGTAATTAAAATCAGTCTCGGTCATCCAAATATTTAAAGCGTAACGTATCCCGTTTGTTACTGGTAACACTCCGTGATATGTCTCAGAACCGTTAAATGAAATACAATCTCCCAATTTTAAATCACAAATAGTTAATCCTTTCAATGTTTCAAAATGAAATGGTGGGTCATCTTGTTCAGTTAAAACAAATTGTCCACCCTCAAAACCTTCTGATAAAACTATTACCGTGGTTAATTCACTTGATTTGTCTTTATGTAAATTAAGATATCTACCATCATAATATGATGTCAAACTAATATTAAAGTTTTTTAGGTTGAATGTGTCATAATCAAACCATAAACTAAAATTTTCGTTTTTATAATTGGTTGTTAATAAATCAATTATTTTATTTTTAAAATCTTCATCATATATTCTCCTACAATCCCAAGATTCTGTTGGTTTATAAGAAAATGGTTCTCCATGTTCAAGACAAAATTTAATTATCTCTTTTGCCGAATCCTCATCACAAAAATTATTGTTTATTGTATAATTCATAACAAATACGAATTTTTTGATTTACTATATGTTAATAAATTACCCTGACTTATAAATTCATATAATTCATGAGCAATCAATTTATAGCCATTACTACTTGGATGTTTGCCGGCGGTGGTGTCAACCCAATGGTTATTATCTTCCCACACATCTTTTCTATTTGTGTCGATTAATAAATTAGCCATTGTTTTACTTCTATAACCCCAATATCTATTATCATCAATTAAATGAGTTTTATCAACTAAAACATCGATATTTTTATTAATCATAGTGTCAAACGCATCACAAAAAACATATCTAATTCCCAATTCTTTAAACATAAATTGTAAATGTAGAATATAATTTTGATTAATAACATCGTAGTAGGCATCATTAAACAAATTACTAATATAGTAATCTCTAAAATTTTTTACCGCCCTATTATACTTCGCATTATCTCCATCAACACCGTCGAAAATGTATTTGAAAAGATGTTGTTTACTTTTATATCGTTGACCCCAAATATGAAAATTATTCTCATTTGGAAAAAATGGTAATTGATCTCTTAATGAGGAAGACCACATAATAACAACAAAATCGTCTTGAGTGACGATTTCATTTTTTAATTGATAAGAAATTGAATTGAATATTGCATTGTTAGAAAATGCACCTACTCCATTATTTTTAACTTCGCAATTGAGTAATTCCGATAAATGTTTTGGCCAACAATATTTTTGTCTTATGTTAGTTCTTTCTTCAGGAATTTCTGTTGTTAATTCTTCCTCAACATTGCCCCCAACACCTTCAGTCCAACTATCCCCATATGTAAATAACTTCATAAAACATTGTCTTATTCCCCCAAGTGTTTAACCTTAATTGCCGTCACAACCGCTTGAAATGCGGTTGCCACTTTTGTTTTTAATTCACTTGAAATTGGTGCAACAACCGTTTTAATTGTTTGTGCCGGTCTTTCTACTCTTACTTTTACTGCCATTTTAAAATGTGTTTATGTTATTTTATTTTATTTTATTATAATTTAGGTGGAGGGCCTCCCTGACAAGTTGGGCAGGTATTATCGTAACACCAATTACCACAAAAACTATTACTACACCAACAACTATTGTGCATCACACTAAATAATCCATCTCCAACATCCACTAAGAATAAATCAGAGGGTGCAAAATCTAAAGAATATATTGTTTTAGATTCAAACACCATTTGTAAATTGGTAATTGCTATTTTTGTTAATTCAGTTGTATTTGAATCAGTTACAACTATTTTATCACCAATGTAAAAATTATTTGCTCGTTCAAATCTCGTTTCGGTTGAGTCTTTTTCTTCAATATAAAAAGTGGATCCGGGTGCTTCTGTCCAAGTACGACCATCTGCTAATGTTATTTGAATCATTATTGTTTGTACTGACGCGGATACCATTCCAATTAATTCAGATTGCATCTGTACCAACGTATCGTTTGATTGTTGTAATGTACTATCCCAACCATATGTGAAAATCTCACCTGTAAAAGCTGCCGCTTCATTTTGATTTGAATCAATAAAATTAATGGAACGAATGTAATCACCTAATTGTACAGTATCCACATCGACCAATGTTCCATCAAATTTTAAAATAACACTATCATCATCAGTGTGGTAATCGTTAGTCTTACTTATACCTATTTCTTTTGTAATGTATTTATATCTACTTTTTTGATTTAATTTATTTGTCCCCTCCAGATATTCTGTGGGAGTAAATGAAATAGGAATTATTGATGATTGGGTGTAACCACCCATATTAATAACATCCAGATTTGGACCATAAATAATATCAATACTTCGTATAATTGAATACCTACCTTCTACTAAATTGTCTTCTGAAAAGATAAACTCTTGAACTAAATATTCCGTTTCAACGGAATTTGTAACATTGAGTAATTCGGTAGTATTTGAAACTCTATATAATGCGGGATATTGTGTTTGGTCATATTGAGGGTATCGATATTTTATCAGTACATTTGGATTTTCAATATCAGTATAATCAACCAAATCTAATGTGTTCAAATTTAATGTATTAGATGTGAAATATGTTTTTGGAATGTACTCAGACCCACTCATTAAATTGAAAAATTCAAATTTATCAGCACAATACGTTTCATCAATTAACGCCGTAGTATCATACGACTGTCTTAAAATAAATTTATTAGACGCATCTTCTATATATGGAACGGTAACCGAATTTTGGGGTACGATGTATTCCGTATAAGATATGCCCGTTTCTTCACACTTAGTCTGTAGTATTTGTCTAAATTTATTTGGTTCTACGTTTGGTTTAAACGCGTCAAATTCTGTCCATATATAGTGAAATTCAGTAATACCATTACTGATTAACATGTTAAATAACGGGGTATAATCCAGTAAATCTGCACCTTGATTATAGATGGTGGTATTTGTATTTATTTCTAAAAACTTAACCGATTCGTTTTTTTGTAGAAAATCACTACCAATTATTGTTGCTTTCATAAATATTTTTTTCTTTCTTATTGATAAATATAGTCAATTAGTCTTTAATTATAAACTATTATTCAAAATTTTTTTATATATGTATATACATTATATTAATGTATTTTCGTTTTTATCCTCGGATGGTTCTAAATAAGAGGAATCTACTGAATCCCATTTTTTTAAAGGGCATGGGTTATAATTTGGTGAAAATACTTTTTTATTTAAGGGACATCCGCATTTTCCACAAAGTGCACTCCATTTTAAACCCTTTACCACCTCTTTTCTAAATTCACATTCCAAACAAATTTCAAGTCTTAGTTTTGCTAATTCCTCTTGTTTAGATGTGGGTTTAAATGAAATTTTCCAAGCGTCAAATATTTCTTTATAATTAATAGTGGGTATTTTAATCATATTATATTAATGTTTTAATATTTTTTTGATTATCGTAATAATCATAAATATCGTTATATTTTTTTATAAAGTTATCGTCTAATTTTAAATTACATTCAAAATTCTGACTTCCATTAGACCTTTCCATCTTAAATGGTTTACCAACCTTATTAGTAACCCATTCTTCCAATTCTTCAAATTTTCCAAATTCAAACCATTTTATTTTTGGGTAATTATTATGCCAATATGATACTGGTCTTATTAAAAGACGTAACATGGTCTTAATGTCTCTATTGTAATATGGTATTGAATTTTTAATATATTTTTCAATTTTATTCCTTTCTATAAATTCATTTATTATCATTTCCTCATTTGACACTAAATCAGAATAATTATAAAATAAAATATCATTTATATCTATTTTTTTTATTATATTAGACAGTTCAATATTACCCTCTATATGTAACATGCGAATTATGTGTTTCCATATTGATAAAAATCTTTCATGTTCATCTCGTTTAACTGATATAATTTCATATTGATTTCCAAATTTTGACAATAAAGAATTTACTGTTTCATGAACATGTGGTATAATTTCTGCAATGTGTTCATTACTTAAATTTAAATCAATTGGGGTGGGGTAGTTATCTATAAATTGTTGTGCATAATGTTCTAATTTAAATCCACTTCGTAGACATGATATATGAAAAGAAGTAGATGCACATCTTGGTAAACTTATATATAAAAATTTATTATCTACTAACATTATATTAATGATTTTTGTGGGCTTTTTGATTTTGCAGCAAAATTAAAATTTAGGATAAATCTATCTCCATCAGATGGATAATTTCCATGATGTGCCAGTTTGCCATCAAATATAACACACCTACCCATTTTAGGAGATACTTTAGTTAATAAAGAATATGAATTAAAGTCTACACCATTAAAATTTTTTTGATATGTTTCCGCATTATTTCCATTAATATTATTATAAATGCAAGTATCTCCAGTTGAATTGTTGATGTAATATACCATTGCAATGTGATTTCTACCGTCATCACAATGTAATAAATCCATTTGGTTATAATCTCCGATAGGTGTGGTCCAATTAATTTTCCATCTATAATTTTTAATAAATTCTAAATTTAAATTTTTCGCAACAACCAATTGCATATTATCAATTATATGATTAATTTCTTCATTTTTACAATTTGATTTTGGGTGGACCTTTGCTGGAAATTTATGTGTTTCAAGTTTTCCCCCATAATATCCTGTAACATTTTCCATCGATACCCATTCTATATTACTACTTTTTACATAATCGTTTAGAATTTTTTGTTCTTCGGTTGATATTATATCATCAAATACATGGTAATTTTTTATCATAGTACACTTTTTTCTTTTTTAATATGTTCAAATCCAACATTTCCTGCAATTACTATTCTATCAACAGTAGATTTTGGCGCATTATTTGGTGCGTGTGGCATAAAACCCGGCATTATAATTAAATCATCTTCTTCCGGTCTAATCCAATATTCATTATCATTCTGTCCTTTAAAATATAATACCCCATCTTCACCTTCCATTATA